TCTTACGACCGAGTGTGATTGGGCTTGTTACTTGTTGCTTGCATCCTGCACATACTGATGGGTTGTTAGCTCTGTACCACTCACATGTCATCGGCCCTTTTGTGCCTTGCGCTTTTTTGAGGGTTTCATCAGGGCTATATCCCGGGTGAGCTTGTGAGAGTGTATGTATACTTTCTTCACCATCTGTGCACCGCCATGCAATCGACAGTGCCGCTCGCCACAACGGTTCAGATAGTGTTTCCGCTTCCTTGACAGCATGTGCTATTTGGGCACACCCGGAACCCTTGAGGCTTCGCCTAACCAGACGGACAAACGATGTGGGTGGGTAGTCCTTCGCGCCATGCGATGCCGTAAATTCATCTAGGCCAAACTGCCTAGCTTCAAAGATGTCTGCCGGTGGTGCGGGGAACTTATTTTCTAAGCCCTCAAGGTTAAACATCTTGAGCTCAGTCCACATCTCGACGGGCGACGGCGGCTTAGTCTTGAAGTTAAACGTACCGGGCATCCTCAGAACACGCGACGCATCTGCAGGGACGGTGGTGTCAATCTCAAACCCGGAGTCAATGCAGAACCGCTTGAACCCGGACGCGATGGACTTCCACTTAGCAAGTTCTAATGACTCACTGAGCGGCCAGTAGACGTGCAACCCCCGTCCGGAAGATACGATTGTAGGCTCGGGGAACTCGTTATCTGCACAAAATTTAAGCAGGGTTGTTCGAGCGTCTTCTTGCGTGGCGTATGGCTTCTCGGGCCCGCAGTCTAGGTCAAGGAATAGGGAACGAAGCTCTCGGGCGTTAAACGCTTTACGGCTTGACCTGTCCTTGAATGCAGCTAGTGCAAAGTACGCATTGAGCTCATCTTTAACCAGTTCCTCCCCTCTTTCGATAAGCTCGTCGATGGTGTCATGGAATGTTTGTCTTACCGTGTCTCCACTGATCCCTACTACGCAGTACGGACCGTTAGGCGGCAGCACGGCCTCATAGAATTCTTTTTTCACAATACCCCACGGTGTCAGGCACACGGAAAAGGGATGGGGCGACGGTCCGTGGTCCGTCTCGTCAGGAAGAGATCAGCTTCCTCTAGCCCCGGGGGATCGACTATACGGCAGTATCGCCGCTTTGTGAACCGTTGATTAACGCCTCGATCTTAGAGACCTGTGCGGCGCGGGGATGGAATTTACCCCTGAACCACGAGTAGATCGAGTGCCTTGATACGTCGAGCTGTTTTGCGATAGCCTCCACAGAGATGTTGTGCTCGATGCAGTAGAGGCCGAGGCGCACACCTGCGTGATTTGGGTCGGCGGCTTGTACCTCTTTTACTAGGGCGTACGAGTACCCTCGGGAATCATTCTTCATCGTCCGACCCCCACTGTGCCAGCACTGCATCTACACTCTTGGGCGTCACCGGCTCAACCTTCTTACTTTCCCGCTTAACGGGCTCAGTCATAGGCTCTTCCGTAGCGACCTTGGGAACATCCGGCGTGTTGAATGCGGCGGGCAGAGGTGCAACGGATCCACGCTTGGTGTCCGCAAACTTAACCTCGATAGCCCGCAGTGCATCCTCAGACTTACCTTGACGCTTGGAGGTCTCGAACTCTTCCTTGGTCAGCGGACGCACTGCTTTGAAGGTTAGTACAGGAACGGACTCGGACGTATCGAACCGAGCCTCAGTCACTACACCACTCATCGGGATGCTGTGCCCAGACAGAAACTTCGCATAGGCTTGGAACGGGCTCTTGTCGCCCTCAGGCTTGCCGAACACCGACTTGCTGGGAAGCTGCAACCGGTAGACGTTACCCCCAATATCACCCTCCAGAGCCACAGCGGTACGCAGGAAGAACCGACATGCGCGGGACTTACCTTGACCCGAACCTTCGATGTTCTGCGGACACGTGGCACAAGCTGAAGACTGTGGGTTCTTAGCCGTGGGGTCCGGTGCTTTACCGTCAGCCGAGAAGCAGTCCGGCGCAGTCTGCTGTCCCTTGACATACGTACCGGTATAGAACACACGCGATACGCTAGGGGCAGCGTTAACAAAAACAAAGTTCATAGCACGATCTTCGTTCTTGGCGATCTCCTCACCGCCAACAATCATGCGCCACACACCCCCCTCGATAGAGATCGTCTTACCTTGCGACCCACCTGCAATCGACTTGGTAAAGTCGTCCTCGCCGGAGACGAGGTAGTCAGGAAGAGCTGCGCCGGATTTGAAAATGGTCATGTTAGACATGTCAGTCCTTTGGTTGATTTACTTCGTTGCACGACGAACAGTAATTGAATACTTGCTGTCGGTGTTAAGACCCTCAGGCAAGAGCCCGGGGTTTTCTGCGAGGAACTGCTTCATGTTCCCCTGATGCACTCGCTGTTCTAACAACTGAATAGCATCCTGCTCCTTGATGAAGCGGTACATGCTAGACCAGTCGTTAGTCCAGTAGCGAGTCTTTACAGTGCGGGTAAAGCTGCCGTAGGCGGTTCTGCCGCCGTCCTGCCCAGTCTCTTTGCAGATGTCCAACAGAGCCTGCTCAATAGTCTCCATCTGCTCTTTGACTTCGTTGATCTTTGCCTCGTACTCCCGGGTAAGGGCGTCCTTGGCATCCCGCATCTTTATATAGACAGATACAAGTTTTGTGGCGTCCATGTTGATCTCCTGTGTGAAGTCATCATTATACAGAGTTAGTTTATTGTGTCAAGTGTTTACCTCCTGATGGAACAAGTCAACGAGTCCTTGGTGAAGATCAAGCTTTCCATCCAGCAAGCCGTAGATGCGCCGCTCGACTGAGCTACCCTGCAGTCTCACCACCGTCACGGGGTGCTTCTGACCAGCACGATGTGCTCGTGCATTACCTTGCATGTAGAGCTCGGCTGACGGCACAGGCCCCCACCAGACTACCGTGTCGGCACGGGTGAGCGTGATACCGTGTGCTGCGGCCTGTGGCTGCAAGAGGATAACTTTCGGATCCTGCTCGGTCTGGAAGCGTCGGATGAAGTCTGCTCGAACAGTACTTGCCACCCCACCATGTATTGCTACAGTCGAGATGCCTTTAGTTGTGAGGTCTCGCTCCAGCCGCTCCAGCACATGCCGATACGCGACAAATACAATAACTTTCTGACGAGTGGACTCAACAACATCCATGAGCTCATTGAATCGGTTGCTGATGTCGAAGTCAATTACGTTCTTATCAACATCATAAGCAGACCCAGCCGATACCTGAAGGAGCTTGTTAAGTAGCCCAGCCGCATTGATTGCGGTCACCTCTGCCCCAGCCACAGCCGCCACTAGGTTCTTTCGCATGATCTCGTAGTAGTGCGCCTGCTGTTTAGTGAGTGGCACCTCTCGTGTGGTGTATAGAAGGTCGGGTAGGTCCAGACACTCTTCCTTAGTGAACCGAATCGCAGGTTGTAGGACCTTATGCACAGTCTCTGCGGCATTAGCCTTAGGGAACCACTTGAACTGGGTCGCCTTGTACATAACCATATCTCGAAATGCCCCGAAGAACCTAGGCACTCCCCCCGGGTTGACTAGCTTAGCCAGCCCATAAGCATGCACAGGTGACTGAGCCGCAGGTGTACCTGTCATCATCCAGAGGCGCGTCGTAGGTTTGATGAGGTTAGCGAGGCTCTTCCAGCGGTCAGTGCTGACGTTCTGTACCGCGTTGCACTCATCGACAATGATCAGATCAAACGCCGCCTTCTCTAGCTCGTCATTGACTACTTTAACCCCATCAAAGTTAATGATGACAAACTCATAACCACCTTCGATGATTCGCCTGCGAGCTTCCCGTGAGCCGGATGCTATGCCTACCGTCCGGTGCATGACCGTACGGAACAAGTCCGCTTTCCACGCGGTGTCCATAATAGATACCGGGCACACCACCAGTACCCGCTTGATCTGACGTACAGTCATCAGATAATCCGCCGCCCATGCTGCAGCGCTAGTCTTGCCGGTTCCTGCATCGCTCAGACAAAAACACCTCGCATGTCCTGCTAAGAACGCGGCAGTTGTTTTCTGATGGTCGAACGGGGTGTACACCCCGGGCCACTTGTAGCTTTTTAGGATAGGCGACGGGACGTTTCTAATCTTGAGGTTGCGAAGCAGCCGCGCCTCGTCAAACCCCCAGTGCACCAGCACTCTGCCTACTTCCCCCTTCTGGTCGATCAGCTTGCTCTTCGGAATCAGATTGATGATCTGGTTGTACTTCTTAGTTGTGATGAGTAATGCTTTGTTTTCTATTATCTGCACAGGCACTCCTAACGAAAAATAGCCGAAGTGCGGTCTGCACTCGGCGGAGAAAAAAGCAGGGTGGTACCAACCACCCTGCAAGCATCACACAGGAAGAAGCCCGGGGAGGAGGAGAACCGGGCCCCTAGACAATACCTACCTACCCTACGCTAGTCAAGCGCTTCACTTCATCCTAGCGGTTTTAGTTCTTGGGAAGCTGCGGTTCTCGCTCTTAGGCAAGACCTTTAGGTTCTCCCTGCCCATACTCCCACCTTTTGCCAACGGCTTGGCGTGGTGTACATCCTTGCCGTCGCCCTTAGAGACTTTACCTTCCTTCTCCATTATGAGCCTTGCGCGGTTCCTTGCGGCTCGCTTAGCGCGTTGCTCAGGAGATCCTTGGTAAGAGTCGTACTCATTGCGGTAGTTACGAGGCATATATCACCTATGTTCGCAAGAATCTTTAGATACAGGGCAGAACTTACAGAGCCCGCTCGGGCTAGCGTTCCACACATCGTTCTTGAGATGTGCTTCAATCACAGAGGCGTAGCCTGCCCACTTTGACAAGATGTCAGGCATTTGTTCGCGCTTGTACATAGAGAGGATCACATCATTCGGCACGATAAAGAACAGCATAGCTTTGACCTTCTGCACCTCGGGAAAGTGCACCATCGTCATAGCTGCCATCAACTCAAGCTGTGAAGTGTCGGCATACCTACTGCTTTTACCAGTCTTCCAATCACCCACCCAAGCCGTCGTGCCGTTCACAATCAACAGGTCAGGGATTCCTCGGAACCACACATCCTCATCAAAGAACCCACACGGCGAGAAGTCCCGACGCATGCCCAACTTAAGCTCACAGTGCCTATCACCCGGCATAGACTTGATTTTATCTAGCACAGGTTGGTGCTTGTTCAAGTGATCCGGTAGGGGTGTATCCTCCATCAGATACTTTTCAAACGCCTCGTGCACGAGGTTGCCATACAGCGTCGCCTCAGTGGGTTGAGACTTGAAGCGTTTGAGAATCTTGACTTGGTGGTACCGGCGGGCACAACCTTGGAAGTCTTTGATGGATGAGTGTGAGTGTGTGAGCATATCGTCGTTCTTTTAGCAATCCCCGTATGATGCGCCCCAACCCGCCTCACACGCAAGGGGCAATCCTGAGGCCCACGACGGTCTCCACCACATACACTCCTCGACATACTTCAGAGCTTCCTCACGCTCATCCTCGGGTGCGATACACGCTACCGCGTCATGAACGGTCAACACGACCTTGTACCGCTTAGCAATACGGAGCATCTGTTCTGCGATGACACAACGAGCGATTGCTTGGGTAAAATTTTCCGTACACTTACCGCCATATACGTCGACCATCTTCCCACGCGAGTTGTACATCCATCGACCTTCTGCTTCTTGTTTCAGATATGGGTACTGTATGTGTAACCCGTTAGGTAATGTAAGTCCCTTACCCGGCTCGACCCGCACGATACCTCTAGTATCCACAACATACGGCATCCCCGCAGCCAGCATAGCCAGTGCAGTATCAGACGACTTCCACAACTCCGGTATCCGGTAGTAAGTCTTGCGGTAGGTATCCACTATACGCTTGGCTTCCGCTTCACTAACTTCTACCCCTGCACCAGTTTTTAGGAAGAGCTTCATCTTTGCGTGACCAACCCCGTACCCACATCCAAGCACGGTGGTCTTACCAATGAATCTCTGTTCCTTCGTGATCTGGTCCGGTGCCACGCCATAAATGTGGGATGCCATAATCTTGTAGACATCTTCTTTACGCTCGAATGCCGCAACCAAATCATCCTGCCCAGCCAACCACGCCAGCGTGCGGGCTTCGATCTGCGACGAGTCTGAGTCGATCACGATGTACCCCGGCGGGGCCTTGATCGCCTTCTTGAGCTTACCTGCGTTTTCAGTGCGTGATGGAAGGTTCTGCAGGTTTACATTATCCTGTCCAGACCATCGACCAGAGTGTGCTCCATAGTACTTCAACGGCACCGGGAATGGCCCACGGTAGGACGTGTCAATAAACCGCTGAGTCCTAGTCTCCTCCAGCGTACTCTTCACACCTAGCCGTGCGGCGACAATAGCCTGCACTTCCAGATCCTCGTGCTCAAGCAAGTCCTTAAACGCCTCATCTGTCTTAGCGAAGGCGTAAGTCTCCTTGCCTGTGAGTGGACTAATCTTCATCGGAGGATCAATACCATGCTCTCGCAGCATGTCCGCAAGCTGCGGATTGCTCATCAGCCTAGCCTTGTCATCTAAACTCAGCTTACTGAGTAGCGCTTCCTTCTTAGCCAACACATCCTGCAGGTGCTCTTTCAGCAGCTCTCGATCCAGCTCTAGCACGGGGTCAATGAACATCCTCAGCGTCAGGTCGATGAGCCGCAACTCGATCCTAGGGAACCCAAGACCAATGTAGCGTTTGAAGAGCCGGTGCGTAAGCTCGACATCATTGATGCAATACGACGCATACCGGGCGAGAGACTCCACGTCGAAGTCCTTATACCTCTTACCCAGTGCATTGACCACCTCGTTACCTTTCACACCAACCCCTGCCCGCTCAGCTTGGGACTTGAGGCTATGGCTCTTCTCGTGAGGGAACAAGGCGCGGGACATGCCCATGGTATCTAGCCATGCCGCAGGGTTGACGCCGTACTTCCACCTCAGGATTGCACCGTCAAACATGGTGTTCTGCGCCAGCACTGCACACTCAGACCAGTTGATGGAAGCCAGCGCTTGCTCTACCTCAGGCTGTGGATACCATTCCGTATATTCATCTTCAACCTTGATTGCAATACCAATCGTCTCGAAAAGGTGAGAGCGAACATACTCTTCAGTTGTTATTTTGGAGAGACTGTACTCGCGGTCATAGTAAGTCTCAAGATCCAGTGTTACGAGCTGCATGTTTTTCCTTCCTCATTTGGCGGATGACGAGGCGAACTTCCTCGACATTTGTTTCTCTCACTACCATCGCCACGCCCTGTGCTGCGCGGATCAGGTCCATCTCACGAAACTGCAGAGGTGTAGGCTTATTATCTCCCGCCTTACACTCAATCGCTAAGAACATACCGTCTACACAGCAGACCAGATCCGGTACCCCCGACCGGCCATAACCCCCTGTAACAGGGGTGAAGTAGTAGACCTCCAACTCCTTGAGGAGTTTTTGTACTGAATCTTTTACTGCCGCTTCTGGAGTGCGAGCCATTACTTCTCTCCCAGCACTTCGTTAAGTTTTTTAATATAGTGCAAACACTTGTTGGTATCGTCTGAGTCCTTACGCCCTTGGCGCATAGAATACTTAACAATGTTTCCTTTCAAAAATCCGATCCACTCCTCACGAGTGAGGATTGCTTCCATCACTTCCCACGGCTGCACACCCATATCTTTATAGTGCGTACCACCTACTTGCATATCATTTGCTTTCATCTTCCAAGCTTCCTCTTCTTCGGGCGTCGGCCCTAGTTTCTCTGCAATGATGTCTCTGAGAGTTTTTGGGTTTCCTACCACGGTGGCTCTCCATCTAAAAGTGACTCCTCGCGGAGCGTTCGGTTGCTGGGCTTAAGCGGCACGGGGCCGCTTGGTGGGATTGGTTTTGTCGGGAACGGCCATGCCCACGGGACGGCAGATGTTGTAGAAGGGGTTGAATGCTTCTTTGATCTTTTTTCTTTCCCTCCACCGCTTGGTGAGAATAGATCCGGGCAATCGTTTTGGCTTTGGTACATCCGTGCCTTCTCCCAGTTTAAACATCGGCAATTTGATTCGCTTGTTGTATCGGGTATCCCACTGCGCGATGTAAATCAGTTTCCTCTTGTGCATCTGTTTTAGGAATTCTCGTGTGGTGTAAATGTGAAGCCCTGTCAACGCAGTTAGATCCTGTGCGCTCACAGGTGCCTCGTGCAAATGCGCGAGTAACATCACATACGTTTCAATTCTTAAACTCATCGTCTTATTATCCGTCCTTGTTCATTGATGGGTTTAAACTCGTCCATGTTGAGGCAGGATGCTGGGATCTCATACGTCTCAAAATCTTCCCTGCATCCAAGGCACCGCCGCCGTCTCCATGCAAATCCGTAACGAGTGTCGGGCCTTGTTTCTTTCACCTCACTACCTGTTCCCTGCGGGCAATCACAATACGGTGAGTCAAGTCGTTTCATGTGTTCTTTGCTTTTAGTTTTGCTTCAATCTGATCAAACAGTTTGCGGGTGTAGCCCTTGATCGGGGTATCGCCCCACGGTCCGATGATCTCTTTGATCTCGTCGTCAGTCAGCCCAGTCCACGGACGTCTTGCGCCTAGCTCGTGCCAGTGCCGCTCGCAAATCACACCGTAAGCCACCGCAGGGTTGCCCTCCCGGTCGGTCGTGTCCCACTCAGCCTGAATGCCGAAGTATTTGGACTTGCAGCCGCAGGATAGGGTGTGTTCAGCCACTGTTCTTCTCCTTCAGCTTTGCTTCGATGGCTTCCGCGAACTCAAACCATCCACTATCCAATGCGTCGTACTCCTGATGGGTGGCGTACTTGTCATAGAAGGTTTTAATCTCCTCCTCAGTCAGCCCAACCCAAGGCTTCTTGAAAGCCGGATGTGGTGTGGTAACTATCGGAGCGGAGGCGTCCCAAGTCACAAGATCGGGGCAGGTGCAGGTGCTAGGTGTCCCAAGTCCCCAGCGCTCCCCGCATTTATTACACTGACCGTAGAACATCGTTCTTTTCCTTTAGCTTTGCTTCGATGGCTTTAGCAAACTCTTTGAATTCATTAAGATCAAACTCGTTATGACAGTAAGGCATGACTGCGTTGATCTCCTCATCCGTCAGCCCGACCCATTCACGCCCGAATTTCAATTCAGCCCGTAGTCGTTGAATCTCATCCAGCATTTCAGCGAACTTTTCGTCATACACCTTCACCGTGTTCCAGTCGGGCTTGAAATCGTTGTTTGACTGCGGTGTGGTGTAAAGAGGTTGCCAATACTTACCGATCATGTCATCGCTAGGATCGGTGGTGAAGTGTGTTTTGTACTTCTCTTCATGGAACCACGCCACAGGTTTCTGGTTCATGTTGTGATCTCCGCTCATAAAAACCACTCCTTTATGTGATACCAAGTAATGCAGGCCACTGTGAACAAGACGCCAATTAAAGCTATACAAAGGTACGCCATAGCCCACCATCCAGCTTTTTCTCCGGCGTTCATGATGCGTACCCATCCTTGATGATCTTGGCCTTAGCCTCTTCAATCGCACCGATCAGACTCAACCGATCTTGAACCATAGACGTTTTGATCATGAATTGATTACTAGTTTTCCAAAACATCAATAAGATCACCGTGTCTGGGTTCTCGTCCATTGCATCCTGTAGCGTCTCCTGCGCTGCTTCTTTGTATTGATTCGGAATGTCTACGGGTTTGATGTTAGCCATCTCACACCTCGACCCGTTCCGTGAGCTCAACAATCCGCGCTTGCAATCTGGCGACATGACCGTTTAGCGATTGCAATCCGTTGAACAATGCCGACGATCCGAATGGTTGCTTCTGAATGCCGGGTGCTTGTTCTTGTGGTGCGGGCGGCACTTCTTGCAGAATAGGTGACAGCTTTTCTCCAAGCTGGAAGATGTGGTCCTGCAAGACCGACAGTTGTTTATCCAAGATGTTCATCTGTACAACGATGGGCGAGTCTTGTTTTGTTTTGTCAACGTATGCAGTTCCAATAACCATACCTGCCTTTGACTCGTTCATCTCTTGCTCCTGTTTCATTCTGACTGACCACTGTTCGTATTCGTGCATTGTCATGCTCATCTCACATCCCTCCAATTCGGTAGCCTGCAAGAAAACACATCATCCCGATCAAGGTAATTGTTGCCCAGTGAAGTTCAACCATGGTTTTTCTCCTTTAGTCTGGCCTCGGCTGCGCGGATAGCGCCTTGCACAGAGTTTCCCAAATGACATCCTGCTGAGAATTCGTTGACCTCATCGCCTGTCAGCCCGACCCACATACGTTTAGCTTCAGCCTCTGCTCCGGCGGCAAATGCAACTTCCATGTTGTACTTCGTGAATACAGGATCATCGTTAACTTCACCGTATGCTTTTGGCAACCAATCCCAGAAGTCTTCGGTCATGTGTTCTTCTCCTTCAGCTTTGCTTCGATGGCGCGAGCTATGTCTTCCGCATCGTTTATAGATGCTTCGCCCATTTCATCGCAGTAGCGATTCCAAATGTCATCAACCTCATCTTCCGTCAGCCCGACCCACTCAGGCTCCGGTGCGTTTAGCGCAGCGTGGAGGGCTTCCATCGCTCCGTCAATCTCTCCCGGCAACGCGATTGCGTTCTCGCCTTTGCTGAGTTCGTTGATCTGCTCCAACGCCTCCAGCGCCTGCTTCATTGCGTCAATGCTCATGATCCACCCCGCAAACCCGAGACATCCACGCAACGTACAGCTCGGCCATGTTCTTAAACTCTCTGTCATCACCATCGAGGTAGTAATGCACCTTGCCTTTACGCCAACCTGAGTAAATGTCGCCATGCTTGTGACGTGCTGTAACTGTTTCCAAGTGGATGCCTAACTCATTGTTTCGAAACACCCGGTGAGCGCCCCAGTCATTTGTGAATCCAAGCGTGTACCTGAATGGCTGCTCGCAGAATTCTTCGAAGGTAAGTTCCTTCATTCCTCTTCCCTTGCTCTGATTGCAGCAGCACAGTCATACGGCGATGAGTTAAGCGGCCAGTCTTGTAGTGCTTCACAGACCTTCGCACACGCCTCACGCTCCCGCTCTCTTACCTGCCACTCCAACTCTTCCAGCAGATCAGCAATCGAGTCACCGTGGCCTGTAGCGAATCCGCGAGTAATCATCCATTGGGCACAAGATTCTCGTTCGGTCTCTACAGCTTTCTCGACCATCACCCGGACGTTATCCGATAGCGCATCTAGCACTCGTTGTGCGGTTTCTTCCGCTGGATAAGCCGGATTAGCCCAGATGCCGTCCTTAGATAGGCGCAAGACTTCTGTCGCATCGTCCAACATAAATCTAATCCCACTCATTTCTCTCCCCTTGCTCTGATTTCGTCTGCCAGCGACCCGTCCACCGGCTCGACCATCCGAGCACACGCTTCACGCTCCCTCTCAGCCACCAGACTGGCAAACCGATCAAGCCACTCAAACGTGGCACTTGCAACCCCGTGCCCCGTAACGTAGGTAATACCGGCCTGATTAGCCATCTCTACGAGTTCATCGTCAGTCAGCCCTACCCATTCACGCTGTGCTGCGGGTGGGGTGGTGTAGAGGGGTCTAA